ACAATTGCTTCTATTCATACTACTCTTTTATAACTTCAAATTCATCTAAATTCCACCCTTTACAATCTTCTACCGCACTTTGAAGACATATAGGCATTTTAGCTGCTTTTAAGTCTAAATCTACTTTAAACATTTCATCAACAAATCCTGCAAGATAAGGAGGCAGAGTTACTTGATCACAGACTGCTTTATTTAAATCACAATCACTATAATCATTTACTTTATAGTACTGTTCCCCATCATCTTCTATTGAAGTAGTATAATCTTTAACTAGAACTTTAATTGTTTTACTTATAGTCATTGATACAGTAACTTCAATTTCTTCTTCAGGATTTTCTTTTTCATTATAAGGAGCTTTTGGGTCATTATAAGCTCCTGCTGGATAATATGCTGAATCTTTCATATTAGCAAAATTCTTTTTTAGCCCATCTTAAACCATCATTAATAAATTCATGCTCATAAGGATTGTAACCTCCTTTTTCTTTATTATAAGACTCTAGGGTATATCCTTTACTAAAGCTTTTTATATCTTCTTTAAGCTCTTCAATACTATAAGAATCTCCATACTCATCAAGAAGCTCCCATTCACCTGATTCTAAAGAAGCTTTAATAAAATTCAATAATGACTTTAAAGTACATTCATATTGAGGATTCTGTTGAAATAATATTTGCCATCCAGCAGACCTTTTACAAATATGAATTTCTTTACCTAAATTATCTATTTCTTCTTGAACTAAATCACGTATAGCTTCTAAATCCCAAGTATTATTGCATTTAGCAACTGTGTTACTAAAGGCTTTAGAAATTCTTTTAGTATCTACTTCTTTAATTTTCTTTACTAAGTATATATTAGTTCCCATGACCTAAAACTATATTATAAATAATATCTCTAACTTCTTTTATCTTTTCTATCTGAGTGGGAGAGTATTGTTCCAACTCTCCACACTCTTCTTCAAACAGAAAAGATTCTATTTTATTAAGCAATTTCAAACTATGTGGTGCTTTAGTATAATTCTTTAAACTAATCTTTAATCCCATCTTTTAATTGTTTAATTCTATCATTAATATACCAAATAGCCTTTTCAAGGTCTTCAATTTCTTTTTGTTTATCATTAAGACTTACGTCTTTCTTTAAACCTGCTCTCCATAAATACTTAATAGCATTACCTATAGCAAAACAATAATGTCTGGCAATATCTATACACTCAACTCCTGAAGGATGTGTAGTATAATGCTTAGGATGATTTACATTATCATTTGTAAGTAGATTATTATAGTATTCAATTCTATCTTTAATATTAGGACTTGTAAATTCTTTATTCATTATTTTCTTTATTTATAGCCTCTAAATATTTATAAATAGCATCTACCGCTTTATCAGGTAGTTCTTTAGCTTTATTATTAGATTTTACATAGTCTATTACCGAGCCTACACCGTAAATCATGTATAACTCATTTTTTGAAGGAACAAATACTGCTATTAATAAGCTACTGAGCATTATAGATGTAGATATAATCATGCTCTTTTTATGTGCTTTATTAAATAGTCCATCTCCTTCTAAGCCATCTTGTAGCCAACTTGCTCCTATAATAACTGACATTACTAAAGATACAGTAAATATTATCCAAATAAGTACATTGAATTTTCCTAATACAGTAATCCAATATAAAGTTTCCATAATTTATTTCTTTAAAGATCCTGGTTTAGTAGTTGCTTTTTGGTCAGCAGGAGACATAGATTCCCATGCTTTTTGTCTAGCTTTTAATCTTTCAATACGATGTTTGTACTTCATAATTATTATTATTTAATTGTTTTTGAATATTACCCATAAATATCTTGCTCCTATCTCTACATTATCTATTGTATGAACAATAACATGTTTACTACAATTATTTTGATATTCTTGTAAAGCATATCTAAGATAAGTTTGATGCTTTGAAGTTGTAGCAGAATATTTAGTTGTATTTAATATAATAGTGATATAATCATCATCTTCATCCACAATTTCGCCTATACAAGTTTGATAAGAGAAGATTCTTTTAGCATTACAGTATAAATTACTACCATAGTAATCTCCATTACCTTCAAAGAACTTTTTACACACGTCTCTATTTCTCATAAGATATTATTTTTATTGCAAAGTTACAATTATATTTCATATAATACTCCTATTTAATAATGTTTAACTTAGTGAATCCAGTAAGTAGGTAGACTACCATCCTTTGCTCTTGAAATATCAGCATCTAACTTACACCTAGTACAAAAATAAGCACCCGCATTTACCATACAATTATATAAAGCAGTAGTAACTTCTTCTGCAATTTCTTTAGGGGCTTCACAATTTACTTCATCGTAGGGAGTTACGCAAATCAATACTTTAAATAATAAATTATTCTTTTTGAGGTATTCAAAGAAATTAATCATAGTTACTCTAAGACACATTGATCCTGTAGCTTGAATTCTATAATTAATACTTTGCTTTTCAATATCTGATTTTCTTTTAAAAAAATGTTTAACTTTTTGTACAGTATCACATTCAGGAGAATTAGCTTTCATATCTCTATAGTATTCCCAAAATCCAGGAGTTTTAAAAGATTCTTTATCTTTCATTAATTGCTCATAATCATAAATAAAAGCTTTATGCCCAGTTTTAGGATTAAGAAGAATATAACCTTTATCTACCCAATCTTTTCTACAAAAATCTTGATATTTTTTTAGTCCAGAGAAACCAGACATATAGTTATTATATATTTTTTGAGCTTCTTCAATAGGAATACCTTTATTTTTATGAATAGTATCTGCGGTTCCCCCATAATTAATTGCAAACTCAATTCCCTTAGCTTCTTGTCTAAGATTGTGATACTTTGTACTAATTTCTTTAATAGGAGTATCTCTTGGAATTTCCATATAACTAATATAGGCGGTAAGACTATGAACATCCTGAGAGCCCACAGTTAATTCTTTAATAAGAGCCTCATCATTTGCTATAGATGCCATTAGAAAAGTCTCTTGTCCCTTATAATCTAGTGAAATCCAGCAGTTTCCTTCTTCAGCAATAAAACAACTTCTAGTCTCTGCATCATGTGGTAAATTTAGTAAATTAATATATTCAGTATTATTAGCTTTATCTTTACCACCTGATGTTAATCTAGTAGTGTCTGCTCCCATTTGTTGATAATTGGTATGAATTCTACCACTTACTGTATTAATTTGTTCAATAAAATTTTCCCCATAAGTACTAACAACTTTTTGAGCAGCTTTATAATCAAGATAAATAGGTGCTAAAGATGATATATTTTTTTGAGGTTTTATTATTTTAGCATCTACAGAAGCTTTCATTTTTCCAGTAACTTTATCTTTAACTAAAAGTTCAAACCCTAAATCTTTTAATAAAGGAATTACTTGTTGTGCGCTATTCCAATTAATAATACATTGTGGGTCTGTAGAAAATCCAGAAAATAAATCTCCTTGTAAATCTGTATAAGTAAATCTACTATCATTAGGATAATGCTCTACAACCCATTTATTAAGATTAGCTAAACTAGTATCAAGCTTTTCTTGGTCTCTAGCCATTTTAGCCTTCCACTTGTTTAAATCTAATTTAATACCACAATATTCACAATATGCTAATGGCAAAACAAACTTATTTTCATATTTAATTGCAATGTCTAAACCCTTTTCTTTAAGCTTTATTAATTGAAGATTCATTATTTCTTCGAGATATTCTACATCTTTAGCACTGTAAATTATAGTTTCCTCAACAAGTCCTTTATAAATAATTTGCCCTCTAATAGATTTATCTAACTCAATATTTAAATATTCCTCTCCAGCAGATTTTAATGACATACTATGAACTCCTGTAGGATAACCTAAATACATAAGCTTTTCAGCTAAAAATCCATCATAAATATTATTAAGTACAATACCTTTTCTGAATAACCATTTTAAATCAAACTTAGCATTCCACAATAAAAACAGTCTATCCGATTCAAGAAAACTTTTATATAATTTAATATCTATAGTAGAGCAATCTATAACTACTTGAAATTCTTTACAACCTAATTGACAAGAAAGTAGTTTGCCAGTCCAGCAGTCTAAACTATTAGTTTCAGTGTCTAGACCAACAATACTTAATTTAGATAATAGGGATAGACTTTCATCTACCCCTATAATCTTATAAACATTATTATTAAACAGCTCTTGATTTTTAGTTACTAGATAAATCATAAACTATAATATTTTTCTTCCATTGTTATCTATATAGTCATCAATAATTTTGCTAGTTTTAATAATTTCTTCTTTTATTGTTCTTTTATGAGTTTTAATATTAACATTTAAGACAGTTATAACTAGTCCATTTAAAGAACAAACAAGTTGTGTTTTAAAACAAGGAATAATTCTACTTTCTTTATTATCATTTACAGCCCTTATACCTATTACAACATCATCTAATGTTATATCTTTTGGTAATCTTAAATTATTTAAATAATCTATTAGATATTGTGCTGTAACTGCATTACTAGGAAATTTATCTTTCTTTGTATAAAAATTATTCATTTTTTATTTTTTACTATAAGCACATAAAGATTCAAAATCTAGTATATATTTATATTTAGTAAAGAATCTATTACCTAAGACTCCATGTATTTGTACTCCTGTAGATGCTTTAATATCTGCAAAAGCTTGTTCCATAGATGAAACATGAAAAACATTTTCAAATCCAATATTTCTATAAAACATATTTAATTTTATAGCACTGGTTTCTCTTTTTTCACCATCAATTCCTGTAAAATAAGCTATTTCAGATTCAGCTATTTCACAAGGAATAGTTTCTACTACAGAAGCATTAATATAAGATACATTACTTCCTGAATCTAACATTAAATTAAGTTTTTTATCTCCAACAGTAAATGTTAATATAGGAAGCTCTACTAAATCAAGAGCTTCTTTAAAAGACATTCTACTGTTATTATAGTCCTCATAGCCATTAAGACAAAATGCTACTACAGATATGAGTAGCAAAATTAAAATAATGTTTAATATAATCATTGTTTACCAGTACTACCAAATCCACTTCTATCATCATTTCCCAAACTGTCTACCCACACAAATTCAATTTTATTGGTAAATAACCATTTAATCTTTTGCCATATAGTAGCTTTTTGGCTCAATTGAATTCTGAATTGGCACACTCTATCTCCTTTATTAATAGTAGATGGTTTAAAAGCTAATATAGGCAATTTCCATTCATCATTATCACCACAATAGCTATTATCAATCACTCCGAAAGAATTAGCTTCTGTAATTCCCCATGTTTTAAAGGAACTACTTCTAGGAGCCATAATAGCTTCATAACCTTTAGGTAACTCCATTGCAATTCCAAGTGGAATAAGATAGTTTTCTATTTTTAAGTCTCTATAACTTGTAGTAACTCCATCTACAGTAATTCTTTTTCTACTGCTTACTTGAGGATAACCTGTAGTTAAATCTTCAGCAGCTCTTAGATCTATCCAATCACCTTTTTTAGTTGCTTCAAAAGCGCAACCTTTAGTTATTTCTTTTACTTTTATTTTCATTT